TTAGAGTATCAAGTAATACAGGAGCCATAGATCCAGACCAGTCAAGAATGAATACTAGACCATGATTCTTACCATCAGGTATTATACTTATTTTCTTAAAAAGATCTTCATTGTATTTGTAAGTATGAAGTTTAGTGCAATCTAAAACACCAGTTCTAGCAGTAGTGGCACGAGCATAACTCGAAGCTGCCTTGCGACACTCAAACTCTTTTACAAGATAATTAACTTCTTTCTGTGCATTGCGTTTAAATTTAACATACTCAGAATCTGCATAGTTAAATCTGTCTGTTGGAAGATAACTTGAATCAACACCATACCTTTCTAATCTTTCTTTATATGCATCAGAATCTTCTGACCACTCTAATCTGCAAGTTTCATGTATCTCCTCATTAGGAACAATCACTCTATCTAATCTCAACTTTGGTAACTCAAAGTAAGAAGTCTCACGAGTTTGATTGGTATTAGTAAGATCCTTAAGTGCATCTTCTAATGATTCTACAGTCTTAAGATCTAAGTTACTATTCTTCTTGCCTGGCTGCTTTTGTGGTAGTTGGTCTGTATCTGACTCTTCTGGTTTACCTTTACTTACTGGTTGATTTGAATCTTCATATTCTTCTTCATCATTGTTCTCATCAGAATCTTCAGAATCTTGACCACTTTGTGGTTGTGGTTGAAAATCTGGATCCTCTTCTCCATCTTCTGAATCTGAAGATAATTGCTCTTTGGCATCTTCTGCATCTTTTTGCTTCATGCAGTAATCATAAAGAACTTTAGATGCATTAAGAACCTCATCAAAAGTCTCACATGAATCTACTACCTTGACAATCTCTTTCTCATCAGTTGAAAAAGGTATATCAACGAAGTTACCAATCTTGAAATATAGATTAACCCTATCAGCAAGATTAAGAGACTCAAGATCTTCATCAGCAATCCTAAAGAAATCATCATCATTTAGTTCCTCATAACCGTGGTAGAAAGATTTGGCAAGTCCTGCATACTTGCGTTTCATTAACTTCTCTATTCTAACATCCTCTACAATATTCACAAACTGTGGTGGCATCTGAACTTCTAGGAACCAGTTTCTATCTGGTGTAAACAATGCATGTCCTACCTCATGTCCAACCAACATATCATATACAGTATTACTTGCCCTATCCCATAAAGGTAATGTCAATACACGAGTACCCACATTAAACTCTGCTGTCTCTACTTGCTTATGCTCTACTATAAGGTCTTCAGTAGCAAGAAGTTTAGCAAGTTGAGATTTGATTTCGTGTTGTACTGTCATCTGTCATTTGTGTCCGATATACCTATTATACTAAAAAACCTCCCTTTGGGGGAGGTAAGTAGACGGTTTATCAACTGTCTACGCTTTGCCTTTGCTTGTCGCAGCATTTGGGGCTTTAGGTGCCTTTTTTGTTCTTTCTTTGAATGATGCTGCCAATTTGGAACTTTCATGGAGTGCCTCCAGTGCGGCTAGTACTTCAGGGGTTTCTTCCCATGACCACTCTTGAGAGTGCTTGGGATTCTTCTTTTCTACTGTATGGGTCTTCAAAGTCATATGATCCCTGCGTTGGAGTATTTATTGTATCAGATCTTGAATCCTATGTCAAGTGACTGTCCAATCAATTATTTTTCGGATATCTTTATTATATTTCCACACCTCCTTAAACATATCAGCATTGACACCAATTCTTTCCATTTGAACAATTAAAGAATTTATGTCTTTAGGAAGACAGGTTCCACCAAAACCACGATCATTATCTATACCAGGTACTTGTGTATGTGATTTCCCAATCCTACTATCCGTAGAAACTCCGAAAGAAACATTCTTATAATTCATCTTTGTCACTTCACATACATCATATATCTTATTAAAATATGCCACCTTGTATGCAAGAAATACATTAGAAAAATATTTGATTGCTTCACTCTCATCTGAACTAACAATTAAACTTGGAATTTTAGGAAATACATCCCCAAAGAAATCAACAAACTCTTTACATAATTCCTCATCTCCACCAACAACATTTCTTTCAGAATTTCTAAAATCTTCTACAGCATTTCTAGCAGTAAGAAATTCAGGATTGTGAATTACGTTATATTTCTCTGAATATCTTCTAGTTGTTCCAATAGGAACAGTGGATTTAATAACAAAAGTTCCTTCTATATCTGGATTGTCCCAAAAAATATTTTCAAAAAATTGATCTAATATTGACAGATCACATTCTCCATTTTCTTTCATTGGAGTCGGAAGACAAACAAAAATAAAATTCTGCTTTAAAACCTCATCTAATGTATTAGGTGATCTATTCTTATCTACATCATAGACTTTACATTCTACCTTATCTCTTAAATTTTGATAGACAGCATTGCCTACAAATCCATTACCAATAATTCCTATCATGATAATAACTTACTAAATCCTTTTGTTTTTTCAAATCGAATAACCCTATCAAAACTATCAATAAGATCTTCAGTCTTATGAGAGATGACAAATACATTGGCATCACTAACAACATATTTAATGATCTTAGTGAAATACTCAGTACCAAACCCATCAAGAGAACTATCAAAGATCTCATCAAGGATCAGTAAATTTGTACTAGCAGAGTTCTTCATCCTTGCAATCTCTCTCCATGTGAAAAGAAGTGCTAAGTCAATACGCATCTTCTCTCCTTCAGAGAATGACTCATAAACAAACTTATCATGCACTGGAGATTTTACAGTCTCCTTAAATTCTTCATCTAAAGAAAAATTGATATAGAAATCCATTAACTGTAGGTACTTGTTGACCTGCTTATTCATTAAAGGTAGATACCTTTTGATTATTTTTGATTTGACACCACCATCCTTCATCAAGGAATAAGCAAAATCATTGTATATATTATTTTCATTTTCCTTGGATTGATCTTTCTGGAGTGCTTCTAATTCTCCTATTAGTTTGTCTAACGCATGTCTTTCAGTAGTTCTACTCTCTCTTTGTTCTCTAATTCTTTGAATTTCTTGTTCAATGTCTCTGGTTTGATTTTCAAGTCCAGAAATCCTTGTTGTTGTTTTAGAAATTTCATGCGTTAGTTTGGATGCCTCCTTTGTAAACTCCTTGAATTGGGTTTCTCTCTCCTCTTCAAGTCTGATGGCTTCCTCCAATTCCTTGTAACCTTGTTCAAGTTCTTTGGCTTTAGATTTAGCATCATTAATCTTATCTATACGAAATGACTCTTCAATAGACTGGGTACAAGTAGGGCAAACCGTGTTATCTGTGAAAAACTTATGCTCTTCAGTAATCGTTGATACCTTCTGAGATAATTTACCTCTCAAGTTACCCAACTTTCGTAACTTTTTGTTACTACCTGAAAACATTTCTACATCTTTATTGAGTACATTTAACTCATCACTCAAATATTCCAACTCCCCTTCATATGCATTAATCTCTCCATTAATTTCTTCTAGTTTCTTTTTCTTTTCACTTATATCTTTCTTTCCAGTTGCTTCTAATTCTTCAATAAAAGTTTTCTGCATATCAATCTTCTCTTCTACAAGATTATTTCTAATAGAAAACTCTCTCAATCTCTCATTAGATCCTCTAATTCTTTCTCTAAGCATCAATCCCATCACAGAGAATATCTTAATATCTAAAAGATCTTCAATCACTTCTCTACGATTAGGTGCAGTCAATTGCATGAATGGTACAAAAGATGCACTACCCAATACTACAATCTGTGTGAATGACTTATAGTTTAATTTTAATACCTGTTCCTCTAACCACTTCTGCTGATCATTTGCTGCAGAATTTTGATCTAATATCTTATCATCTTTATAAATTTCAAATACATTTGGTTTTATACCTCTTACTACCTTCCATTCTATCTTACCAACAGAAAATTCTATTTCAACAATACACTCTTTCTCATTAATCGTATTAATTAACTGACCCTTTGTTATCTTACGAAAAGGTTTATTGAATAATGCAAACGTAAGAGCATCAAGAATAGTACTTTTACCAGAACCATTACTACCAATAATTAAACTGGTTTTTGATTCAGTAAAGTCAACTTCCGTAAATTGATTCCCTGTAGAGAGGAAATTACGCCATCTTATCTTTTTGAATAAAATCATGCTCTCTTGGAGGAATCACAAAGTCTTCAGGGGTTATTACCACATACCTATAATTATACATGTTACAGGTGTTTATTGCAAGCTTGTCCTCAACTTCTACAACACTCATAGGTGGATAATCCTCTGCTTCCAATAATCCACCATATCGAATTGCATCATCTTCTTCTTCAAAAAGATATAATGCTCTCTCACCATCGTTGTCAGCAACAGCATATGCACCGTCTTGTTCATGTCCTTCGATAGTGAGAATGTACATTACTCGAACTCGCAGGCCTCCCTGTAAACATCTTTCATAATACTTTTCACTACATCTTTATCTAAACTAAATTCAGCATCTTCAATATATTTATTTAAAAGTGTCAATGTATCTTCACATTCATCGGAGGAAAACTCTACATCTTCATCATCAATAGTAAAATTCTCAACAACTTTAAGATCAATACACCCTGCAAGATTTATTTTATCTAAAAACTTATCAAATTCTAATTGACTAGATTTTTTACGAACAATAACCTTTACAATTTTACCCTTTAAATTTCTAGAATCATATAGTTTAGCATTAGTATCTTCATAATATACCCTCTCAAACATAGTATAAGGATTCTCTATAAACTCTAATTCAAAAGTTTCTGTATCAAATATATGAAATCCTCTCTTATCTCCTGCATCATTCCAATACATTTGATAGGGATTACCCAAGTAGAATATCTTACCATCATTAGATCTTGTATGATAGTGTCCAGAAAATACTACATCTAATTTCTCAAATGCACCAACATCCATATTCATATGTGCATTTGTTTGTACCATTCCAGGAAACAATTGGAATCCATTTAACTCCAAATGACCAAATGCAGACTTACATTTTGTATTTTTAATTGCTTTTATAGATTCATCATAATTATCCTGACATATCCAAGGAAGAAGTAATGTTTTAAATCCTTCTATGTCTATTTCCGTTGCACCAGTATATCTAACAATATTATTATAAGATGCCAATAAAGAATCTACAGCATTTACCTCATTGGTATTCTTATAATAAACATCGTGATTACCAACTATTGTATGTACCTTTATTTTTAATTTTTTAAATTCATCATATACATGTTCCTTTGCCCAATTCAATGCCCAGAAATCAATGTTCTTACGATTATCAAATGAATCACCAAGATGAATTGCATGTTTAATTTTTCTCTCCTTTAATGTAGGAAAGAAAATATCATCATAAAACTTCTGAAAATAATCATGAAAGACCTTACTCCCCTTACGAGCTCCGTAATGGGTGTCAGTTATTAAAGCAATTTTCATGAATATTGTTTTGCTTGTATATTTTCCTTAATAGTATTATAATCAGAAGCATTATAATCTCCATCTGCACTCATAACTTCATCGAATCCAGATCTCTCAATAATTTTTGCTCTTATATCCATCTGTCTTTTCTCTTTTTGAATTCTACGAAGGAAGGCATAATGTATGATTTGGGTAAAGTAAGCAAAAGGATTGGAAGACTTTTCTGGATTAAAGTTCTTAATATACTGAACACAGTTCTCAATGCCATCGCAAATCATGTCCTCTCGGAACATGTAGTTGACAAAGTTTGGTTTGTAAGATAAATGTGTAGCAATCTTTAAGAAGCATTCTCCAAGATAATTGGTGATGCGAGGACGATCCTCTCCTGCTTCTTCTGCTGCTATGCATTTATTTCTGTAGATAACAATAGCTTCTAAAAACTCTTTGTTATTTACATAGTGTTCTGATTTACGTCTTGCCATTTCATTAGTCCTTCCTTTGGCTAATTGTACAATTATTATAACATAATATCACTAAGCTTGACAAGGTACCAAAATAACAGTACAATAACTTTGTCGAAGTTCAGAAGATATATTAGCTAGATTTATAAAGCTTCTCTAGGAAGATTCTAGCATCAGATATAGAACTTAAAAATCCCATATCAGGATTCAAATCAATTTTATTTGATGTTCTATGTTGATCCTTTAGGAATTTAGCATATACACCAATCATATGTTTATCATGAACTTCAGTCATTGTCATCACATTCTGCATATTCATAACTAAAACGGGATCATCTGTCATCTTTAACCAAGGATTTATTTTAACTGCTTGTATTCCAGAATGCTTTATTGTTATTGTTTCAAAAGTTACGGGCGATTCTAAAATTAAAACTGTCTTATCTTCTTCTTCGCAGGGGCAAACTTTAGCGAATATTTCTTCCCCTGAAACTAATTTTAATACTGCGTGGAATTCTTCTTTATCCATTTTCCTTAAGACTGACTTGTATTATTTCATAGTTAAATTTTTCTTCGTTGTAAATTTTAATTCTTTCTATTAAATGATTGAGTGTGTAATTTTTTCTTTGTTGATAAGTAATGTCATCAGCAATATCATAAAGAACTGCTTTTAACTTCCCGTCACCTTTTCTGAGAACCCTTCCAATGGATTGGAGATTTCTAACTCTGGACTTGGAGGGACTGGCGAAGATGACGTTGTGCAACCGCTTGATGTTAATGCCAGTACTGAAAGTGCCATAACTGGCAACAATAATTGCATCCCTTTCATTTTCAGTAATCTCCCTAATTCGTTCTCTCTCTTCAGCTTCTACACCACCGTGGACATAAAATACTTTACGAGAACTTTTTACAGAACTATTTATAGATTCGTACAATATTTCACCGTGTGTGGCAACCCTACTGAATAGTATAAGACTATTACCTTTGAGGTCTAATACAAGATTTTTAATAAAGTTATTCCTTTTAGGATGCCCGATAATATATTGTAACTCATCTTCATAGGTTTCAAATTTCTGAGCGTCGTGTTTCATCAGAAGAACACGGATTTGCAATTTAGAAAGATGACCTTTATCAATAAGTTCTTTTGTTTGAGTGACTTTATATGATGGACCAAATAATCCCTCTAAGACCCATTTATGAGTCTGTGATCCATCTAAAGTACCAGTAAACCCATATCTATATTTCGCACCATCCATCTT